GGTTATAGGAACCTGTGTATATAACTAAGGTCCGCTTGGGTTTGAGGTCTGGCAATTGTTGACAGAGATGGGCATTGACCAGTAGGCACTTGCGTGAGCCAGCGGCGATATCCTTGAATGGAATGTCACCGTGGATCACGTAATCGGCAGCAGCTTTAACTTGTTGGTACTGCCTACCTACTGGGCACTCAAGTAATGGGGGGCGTATTGGGGGCATTTGGACAACTGGGACCTTATTGGGGGCAGTTTCATCACGTATGATCGTTTGTTCACCGCGGTCTGTGATGATCTCAACTTGTCCTGGTTTCACTCTTGGGACAATTTCCACGCCTGTCTCCACTGACGCTATCCAGGACATAGCCACACATAAGGCTTCTGACCTGGCCTTGATGCTCTTGGCTCCTGAATAGAGTGCTGTGAGCGTATTCTTGTTTTTGATGCCATGATATAGGGCAGTCCTTATCTGCTTCTCAGCATCTTCAATGTCGAGAATGGGCATTTCGCCGTTGATATAGGTCGTTATCGAATCTTCGGAGTTGTCAGATGGGAAGCTGCCGCCAAACTCGTTGGCCACACATGCCCACCAGTTCAGACCGCGCTCCTTGGCACTGTGAATGTCTGTGATTGGTGCTAATGCGTGGCCAGTGGTTAGGCGGTACATTTGGACGACGACCTTGGCATAGTTGCTTAGGACTGGGGTCTGGGGATCGTTGACAAGAAAACTTGCGCATTTCTCAGCAAGTCTGGTGGCTCTGTCTGGTGCGTTAGTGGAGGCGTGGAATTTGGTCAGTGTGCGCTTGAAGCTGCAGCATGAGTTGGGGCTGTTGTACCACACCATTGGGCTGTATACGCGGGATAGGAAGCTCACATAGGTTTCCGGATCATAATGTCGTTGTCTATCCTTGCTGTAAGCCTTGGCGTCAAGATTGACACCAAGGGCGCTGGCAGTTTCTCGATAGACCTGGAGGTCTGTCGTTGGGGTGACACCATCATCACCACCATAAATGCCTAAGCGGTTCCAGGCATCTTCTGCAACAAGGCCCGCATTTCTGTGGGCACAATAAGCAACGAAAGCATTGAATGATGACCCAATTACAGATATGTTTGGGTCACCAGACAATAAAGAGCATCCAGATTCATAGAAGACGTGGAATCCCA